GGTGCTACCAGGTTCGCTCGTACCATGGGGGCCTATGATTATGACATGCTCAAGTCCCCCCGAGCTTGGCTCTCCCTGGACATCTCTAAGTTTGATCAGTCTGTTCTTGCTAGCCTTCTTATGCTTGTTCTTTTTTATCCTTGGCTCTTATATTCTAGGCAGAGCAAGGATTGGAAGATTGTGGAAAACCTTATCCTCTATTCAATTGAGAATTCTGTTGCCAAGGTCGTCAAGTGGTTTGGTGACGAGTGGAGGCTTGTGTGGGGCCTTATGTTTTCCGGTGAGCTTATGACTTCCTTTGGTGATTCTCTGTACCTCGAGGTCATCTTTGAGTGCTTTGACATGTATCTCTACGACCGCCTTGGCAGGGACCCAACTTTTAAGACCTGTTTCCGTAGGTTCAAAGACTACGGTGATGACGGCTCTCTTGGCTACTCCCTTAGCGTCATGCGGTCTATTTGTCGTGGTGCCTGTACTCCTGTTCTTTTGTCGGAGTACTTGGATAGTGCTTGGCATATGACACTCAAACTTGAGGATACCTACGTCTGTTTCGACGATGATGCGCGTCCGGACCCCTCCCTTTCTTGTTTCTTCACCCAGCTCGGTAGTACCCCCTATGATGAGATTAAGTATCGTGGCCCCAAGTTCCTGAAGAGATACATAATTAGAGACGTTGAGCCTCTCCCTTGGAGACCTACTGTTGATTATTTTTCCAAGTCCGCGTGTATTGCTGGCAATAATATGAGTGTCCCCAACCATATAGTCCGCCTTAGGGCGCTTGCCCTTGATACATTTGGGACCAATCTCCGAGCTTACAACTTCCTAGAGCGTGCTCATGATTACCTCTCTAGGAGTTTTTGTAACAAGGGCACGGCCGAAGCCGTCGTTAATGTCTTGCACGATATGGCTCGGGGTGTCAATTCTTCTGTGGAGGACAGAAATTTGTACGAGCGTGTTGGCGGTAGGGCGGGTGTTCGTCTTATACGCCAGGGCTTTCCTAGGCATCGAGACATATATGCTAGGACTCTTTATAAACCAGGTGCCTACGATGAGGTCATTAGAAATCTCAAGGCTAGGCATGACCGTTCGGCTCAGAGTCTCGCTTTCGACACTGCTGCTGACCTGTGATCACG